ATGTTAGGTGCTACGCATATCCTCGGAGTGGTGTTATCCTCATCCGGGCAAATCTGTTTCGGAACTCTCGGAACAAATCTCTCTACTTCATCAAATGAAACGTGAACCAATTTACTGTTGCTTCTTTTTCCTCTTTGCTTCATCCTTTTTCCGTTGGCGTTCCTCCCAGTAGGGATGTTCCCAACCTTTCCAGTCCAGTGCATCCTATCTGCAGGCACTTATGGACTTTCATTTGCTTCGTTGATAGATACCCTTTATGTGTTTTGCAGTACGCTACCGGCGATTTAAGCATATTCTTATCAATGCTCTGGAATAAATCAGGCATGAATAAGGGCTTTCGGAAACTCTTGAATGAGTTCTTCGCCCCAAATGTCCGTGAGGCTCGGTTTCATAAATACCGGTATGTTGTACTTTCTGCACTGCTCCACAATATTTTCAATCCATTCTCGTCTTGGTATGACTTTATCTTTTCTGCTGCCAGTCTCAGCTCCTACGATTATCCACTCCGGGATGTATGATTTCTCACTCAGCTCTCCGAAGTCTGCCAGTATAGGCTCTACTGACAAAGACGTATGAAACTCATAGTGTCCGTCCTGCCCCATATACTCCGTATCTGGATCTGTGACTGTCGTTCCGTACCACATATTATCTCTGAGTGGTAATTCTCCGTAATGATGCAGCTCCATATATCTTCTTGGATTCTTCGTGAGGAAGAGGTAATTATGCTGTGGAGCTTTCTCACAAGCATTAAACACTTCCCTGATCCATCTATCAGGAACCCACTCTCCAAACACATCCGACATTGAACCGACAAAGATATTTCTCTGCCTCTTTTTGTCTCTGTATTCTCCCATGCGGTATCTGTGGATTGTCGGCACAAATCCATGCGGATAGGCACATCTGAATTGTTTTCCGGTCTCATCATCAACATAATACGGTTGCTCATTGATCTCATAAGTTTCAGAACCATCGTCTCCGAGTTTGTATGTCTCAGGTTCTACCAGATGGCATCCTTTCCGTGATACAAAGCGGTTTGCAATACCTCTGGCATAACAATAAGGGCATTTATGACGGCAGCCGGTAATCGGATTCCATGTGCTGTCAGCCCACTCTATTTTCGTTTTATCCAAGTCTCTTCCTCCTACCTGTGTATTTCCCTACATGGTTGATATAACCGCAATAACAACACTTTACCTCGTCTCTAAGACGGCTCTTATAAATCTGGTTTCCGCAGCATCCGCAGTCAAATTCCTGTGGATTGATTTTCTTTTTCTTCATAAACGCATCACTCCTTTGGAAATAATTTGCCATCAAACCATTCCGGTTCCCGGCGGACTTTGAAATATTTGTACTTCGGATCATCGCTTATACTCACAACCAAAATCCAGTTGTCGATCATGCTCATTTTTTTAATCCAAACAGGTATCTCGAATCCATCACATTTCAATATCCACTCGCTGCCAATTGGGTATTTAATAAATGTGTCATTCGCAAGATCTGGTTCTGCAAAATAAGGAATACCATAGTCCTCTCTGTTTCCTGCATTATCATCAATGTAACAGGTGGCACATATTTTTCTTGTATTGTTTCCAAACTTTTCTACCAACTCAGGCAGATTGTCATTGACTGCATCAAACTCTAATCCGTACTGTTTGCACCACTCCACTGCTTTCTGCGTCTGTTCCTCATTCCGGCACGTCCAGAGGATGAGTTTTGTTCCGTTTTCTCTTTTGCGAATAAGGTAGCTTATCAATTTCTTATTCGGTGGTCCTATTTCCGGCCATCTGTTCTCGCAGAGTGTTCCGTCAAAATCTACTGCGAATATCTCTGTGAAATCACTCATATCTATTCCTTTCCATCCCTAAATCAAACAGGGATAATTGCGATTTCTCTCTTTCTAACCTCTCACTGGATAGTTTATACATTTCCTCGTCAATCTCGAATCCCACGAATGGTACTCCGGCTCTGTGGTAAGCTATAAGGCTTGATCCACTTCCAACATGGGTATCGAGAACCGGTCCGTTTATTTTGAATGTCTGCAAAAGATACTCATACAAGGCAATCGGTTTCTGCGTAGGATGTATTTTTCTCTCTGTATTTGCTCCGCCTGTGTTGGAATATCTGAATAATTTTGCCGGTAGGTCATAAGAAGTCCATGCCATCTCCACTTGTGAGAACGCTTCCCACGGCTGTACCTTGTCCCACACAACAAAACATTTTGTCGGTAGCAATCGAAAATAGTTGCTGCCCCATATAATTTGATTCTTCGATACCCGGAACAGTTCTTTGAAATAATCTTCCCCAGGAGGTTCGTTATCCCATTGTCCTGCTCCCTTGCTTCGCTTTATCCGTGAAGCTGTGCTTTCTGCCGGATAGCCATTCTTTGACCGGCTCTTATTGGTTCCCATTGCCATGTTTTGTGCATTGATACCGTATGGAGGGTCCACGATAGCAACCTCAAAGTATTTATTAGGAAATCGTTTCATTCCCTCCATGCAGTCCATGTTCCAGTAACCATAGTCTAATTTATCCACTTAATGATGCTCACTCCCTCGTAACCTTTCTCAAACTCGTACCATGCGTATGCTACTGCACTACCGCCTCCGGCTTTCATTTCTTCAAAGTTTCCGTTCTTGGCACATAAAATCCTACTTCGAGATACATATACACATTTCGGAGGGTATTTTTTGAACAGTTCTCCCCTTGCCTTTCCCTCTAAGAACTGCAATTTGAGGAACATAAATACCTTTCTTCCGTCCGGTATCACATTCATAGCGTGTTCAACAAATTCTTTTGCGTATTTATATGGCGGATTCGTGATAATGTCTCCGTCCCATATCTCATCAGTCTGCAGAAAATCTACGCCACCCTGTCCGTAACCTCTGTCGATAAGGTCTGTGCTCCGCACATCATACCCACGCTCTTTGAGTTTTTCAGATAAATGTCCTTGTCCTGCTGCGCACTCCCACACTTTTTGGCTGAGTACCGCCCCCCCGATAAGAGTGCGTCTATTGCGATAGGATCTGTTGCGTAGTAATCATTTGTTTCCCTTTCTTTGTCTGTATGGTTTGAAGCACCAAGGGTTGTGAAGATGCTTTTACCATTTCCGGTCCAATCTTTTCCCATATATTCATCCTTTCTGAATTTCTTCAAATACAATTTTCTGTGGCAATACTCCGTGGCAGACATAAACACTGCTAAACGGAGGATTGAGTGACGGTTTCTGTTCTTCGTAACTCTTGAAATATGCAACTCTTCGGTTCATATACATAATCTCAAATTCGTGGTCTCTGAACATTTCAAACCGTCTCTGGCTTTCAAACAATCCAACCACTCCAACAAGCATTGCAAACGGTTTATCTAGGTCAAATAATCTCTCTATCACTTCTGTTTTCATAGAGTACGGCGGATTGCTTATGATGTAATCGCACCATTGCACCATTTCTCCTTGTTTCTGATACTGGAAGAAATCGTCTCCGTACTTTATGTGGGTTGCTTTTACGTCATACCCCCCCCGATTGAAATTTTTGACAAACAGGCTGTCCTCTGTATCAAAAGGACACCATATCTTTGCCTCTTTCGGAATGTATTTCATAATCGGTGCAACTGCGTAATCAGGTGTATAGAACTCGTCATTGCCGCTTCCGGCCACTTTATCCATTTTCATGTTTCTTGTCCTTTCCTCTACAAATATCCAAATCTGTAACCATATATAGATTCCAATTCTCCCCGGCACACCTTACCCACTGAGTTCGGCGGAAGATCGTACTGTCGTTCTGCTTCCCGGCATGAGAAAAATATCTCTTCCTCATCCCCTATACAGATAACCATGCGATGTTTCCCCGGCTTGTCCCTGCGGTTTCCGCACTGTACTCTTTTATCAGCCCATCTCAGGTTGTATATGCTGTTGTCGAACCTCTCTCTGTTGTTTATATGGTCTACTGTGTCATACCGCCGTCTGTTACCCATGTAGAACGTCTGCATAACTATCTGGTGTCTCTTAAATCGCACTTGGTTTCCGTCTGTATCTGTGAACATACTGGAAATATCGTATTTATCTCCGTATGCCATATTGCATAGGATCCCATTCCGTATGAGTCTGCCAAATGATGATATGTAGCACTCCATGTTGAAGTCATGCACACTCTTTACTTCCAAATTCTCATCAAACTTAACAAGCCGTGTGACTTTTCTCCATGTTTCTTCCTTGTCCGGGTACTTCCGGCGGATATACTCAAAAGTTTCTGTTTCTCTCATACTCTCTCAAATGTGTAGATTGAATTTCTGGTTGTTACCTCAATGTATTTTCCTCTATCCTCGGTCTTGAATCCGATAACTGTACTCGTAACAATCATGCCGACATACGGTGTTCCATCCGGCTGAGCCAACCATTCAATCATCATGGCATCTCCGTTTCTTGGAGTGGGTTTCTTGCACATTCTCCCTACTCTGAGAGGGTATCTGCCCTCAATTCTCGGATTGCCTTTTCTGTCTGTAATTGATACAACTCTATAAGTTTCCATGGCAGCCTCCTTAATAAAGATTCCACAAAAACAGTTCTTCGTTTTCTGCCGGATCGCACTTTTCTTTCCATTCCAGTTTTCTCACTACATCCCATGTTTTCATGCAGATATTAGATAAGTCGTACCTGTCGTACACCCTCTTGTCGATAAACAGGCGCATATCCAAGTCCTCATCGTAGAGATTGGAACTCATGTATTTCAGATTACGAATATCCTCATCTGTGGCTTCTGCATGGACTGTTACTGTGATACCATCCAAGTGTTTTAAAATTACCGGATGATCGTCCATTGTCAGACAAGCCGTATAAAGATAGATTTTCTGTCTCTTATTCTGCTTTCTGAGCATTTTAATGACTGTGTAGAGTTGTGCCGGATTTATCATAGGCTCTCCGCCGGTAATCACAACTTCCTCATAGTCCTTTAATGCCGTGATACCGCCAATCACTTTTGCCAATGATGTGTAGTCCAATTTGCTGTTGCAGCACCCCGGGCACTTCCGGTCGCACTTTGATGTGATAATTACTCTCGCTGTCTTTTTCATCTTTCCTCCTTAATCCATGCCGTCATAAAGGCTTTCAGATAATTCAACCTGTTCGTCTGTCAAATCCCTAAGTGCATTGATTATCTTCATCTTTGTTTCTTTGCATGGGAAATATCCGTACTTTGCATATCTCAGCATCCGTTCAAAAGTGCTCATTGGAAATGGAATATCTTTATCAATTACAATCCGTTTAAGATGTAGATGTTCAAAAAACGCATCATCCATCAGGATTTTGTACTCAATGTGTGTTTCCGGTATTCCAATTTCCTCTAAGAAATGCTCATCTTCCAGAGTTTCAAACGGAAGTTCTTGCCTTTTCGCTACCGCACCAGTTTCATCCTCTACTTCCTCTTTGTAATATGCGAACTTCGTGATTGTGAAATCGAACTTATTCAGAATTTCTTCCGGTTTTCCAAATATTTTGCAACAAAGTTCAATCACAACACCTGTTTCAATGTGTTTGTACGCCTTTACATTGTCGTTTTCGTAGTGGAAATGATATTTCTCATCTCTTACATCGTCTCCGTCATATCCTGGTGTCTGGCTGTCAAAATACTGTACCGCATCATCAAAATCGCTTTCATTCTCAAAGAAAATATCAAGATCCTTTACCTTTTCTTTATTGAATATGTTTTTGAAACATCCTCCACATATAAATCCTTTGTGACCGGTCATGTATTCATCAAGCCAATTTAACATCCAGAAGTTTTCTCTATCTCTCTTTATTAGAGCCATGCTTCCTCCTATCTCCGTGCCATTGCCGCCTCGTATAACCGCTTATACACGTCCCTCTCGGCTGTGATTTTTGCGATTTCCAACTGTGTCTCAATGTCCGGCATCTCCACCTTTGCCACAACAGGTTCAGGTTCTTTCTTCTCCGGTTCCACTACTTCATTTGCAGCTTCCGCCCACTTCTTTACCAGATCATTCGATTTGATGTTAATTCCAATACCGATGCTTACCGCCAACGCTGCATCAATCTTTTTCATTTCTGCCATAGAACACTGTCCTATGTAATCTCCAACCTTATCTTTGTTTACCGTATCAATCTGCTCACAAAGCACGGTGGACGGATATTTTGAACTGTTGATCTTAACGTGTGTCGGCAACGGTTTCTTTTCCTGAGTGGTAAGGTAAACCACTTCCAATATGGGAGCCGCATTGTTTCCAATGTCATTGCTTATGATTACCGCCGGTCTACCCCCCCTGTACATTTCCGCTATATTCGCTCTCGTTGCGGATATAGAAGATTTCCCCTCTATAAAACTCTTTGCTCATAGTGTCCTCCTATTCGATTTCATCCTCCTGCGGCATCTCGAACACTCCAAGTGGTTGATCCGCCACATATTCACATACTAAGTCTCTGGGGTTTTCATCCTGTCCTCTTTCAAACAGCAAATTCATGGTGTAGCAGTCCATAAGCATTGAAATCGCCATTCTGCATTTTTCTTTCGTGGAGTATCTGCCAATCACTACTCTGCTTTCTCCTACGAGGGCAGCAACTTTGTACCGCCCATCATATTTGCTGTCCGTGCTGTATTCTGTTACCTTGTCGTTGTTCAGAACTACCGCTCCATCCTGAGACTTAACAAACATCACGTTTTGCCTCTCTTTCCTTAATTCGCCCCATCTGTCGATTGATTTTGAAATCAATTCGATCCTCTACCTCTGCTACGCAGTTAAAAATAATTTCCAACTGTGTGAGCATGATCTGTACATCTGCAATTTCATCAATCACTGCTTCTCTCATTTCCGCTGTTTTTTCATCGCTACGGCGGAATTTCAGAATGGCTTTGATGAGTTCCGAACACTCTTCAATAGCCATATCCTCCTGTGCATCGTTTCCATACGTTTCTACGATGGTGTTGAGGTTTCTCATCTGCTCCTGCGTCAATGTCTTTCCCTCCTACTTCAAAATTGTTGCGATCACGATGATTACAATAAGAATTGCCGTAAGTCCAACCCCAATCCAGATAGGGAGAAGAACTAACCACCAAGACCATGTGATTACTTTGCATAATTTCAGAGTGATTAAGATAAGCTGTAACACTCCGAAAAATCCGATACCGCCTGATGCTTTTCCACTGTTTCCATTACTGCTGTTGCTCATAAAACTGTCCTCCTGTTTACATATAAGTTGCTTCTTTGAATACGAATGTGTCCTCAGAGTCTACCTTTTCCGATAGCTCTCTCAGGCGCAGATCGTTGGAGCTGTAAATCTTTTTCTTTTTCATGTCAGCCACAAAAAACTCCTGCCCTGCCTGAATATACTCTCCAACTTTGCTCTTCCGGCAGATCTCATAGTCTGCATACTCAACGTCTGTTTCCTTGTTATCTTCCTGTTTTTCCTTTTCTGTTTTTCCAAACATACTGATTTTTCTCCTTTCTTTCACGTTTTCGTTTGTCTGACTAAACATTCTCTTCAAAAAAATTTAATGCAATCCGTCAGACCATCTATACAGAATAACGGCGGTATCTTCGTTAGGATAAGAAACTCCTAAGAATTTGCCATTAACTGTTTCGCAAGCCTCTGTTACTCTGTCCACAAATTTATTGAAGTCCTCTTTCACTGTCACATAATCGTGAAATCCCATTGTTCCCTCGTCTCTTTCGTGGTTTTCTCTCATTACCACCATCTGTTTTAATTTCTGCATATTGCCTCCTATTTCTTTACCTTGCAGTCTCTATATACATCCTCTTTTCCGATGAATAACTGCCCTAAGATTGCAACCAGAACATTTACCACGATACTGTTTCCGGCCTGCTTATAAAGCTGTGTGTTACTATTATAGAATAAATTAAATTTCTACTATATATTTTAAGGATAATGTATGGTAAAATAGTGTTATCTAAGAAAGGATGAACACTATGAGAAAAACATATCTTCC